CAAGATTGGGGCGGCGTATCCTATTTTGTAATGGAAGAAGGCGACATACTTAAAGCACAATCTGAGGCGGCATCTACATTTTCAGTAGTAGTTACCATTGAAGAAGAAGGATTGACTAGAACATGACCTACCTTGAACTTGTAAATGATGTACTTGTAAGGTTGCGTGAGACAGCAGTTTCTACTGTTTCCGAAACATCTTATTCAACTCTAATTGGCAAGTTTGTAAATGATGCCAAACGTCAGATTGAAGACGCTTATGCTTGGAATGTTCTAGGCACAACTATTACCCTGTCTACCACTTCTGCTACATATTCTTATGCCTTAACTGGTGCTGGTCAGAAGTTCCAAGTCATTGATGTAATCAATGCAACAAGCAACATTGGTATGAAGAATATTGATTTTGCTTCAATGAATCGCAAGCAGAATTTCTCTACTCCAGTTAGCGGCATCCCATACGAATTTTGTTTTGATGGAGTGGATGGTAGCTACGACACTAAGGTAACTCTCTATCCTCGCCCTGATGGGGTTTATAGCATTCCATTTAGCTTGACAGTACCACAAGCTACATTGTCTTCTGATGCAACTGTTGTGGCTATTCCTGATGTTTTGGTGGTTCAGAATGCCTATGCTCGTGCCTTGGTAGAGCGTGGTGAAGATGGTGGTTTGTCTTCATCTGAGGCGTACCAGTTGTACAAAGCTATGTTGGCTGACTATATTGCTTTGGAAGGCACTCGCTATCCTGAGAATCAGGAGTTTGTGTCAGTATGAGTCAACAAATACAAACCTTTAGCATTTCAGCACCAGCACTTTATGGGCTGAATACGCAAGATTCACCTCTTGATCTTGCGGCTGGATTTGCTTTGGTTGCGACAAATTGCATCATTGACCAGTATGGTCGTATGGGTTCACGCAAAGGTTGGTCTAGGGTCAATGCGTCTAGTGGAAATTTAGGCGCTAATGACGTCAAAGTCATTCATGAGTTAGTCCAATCTGATGGAACTTTGACTGTATTGTTTGCTGGCAACAACAAGATATTTAAGTTAAGTTCAACTAATACTGTTACTGAACTTACCTATGGTGGGGGTGGTACTGCTCCAACTATTACTGATAGCAACTGGCAATGTGCATCATTAAATGGCATTACCTACTTCTTTCAGTCTGGTCAAAATCCTTTGATCTATGACCCTGCTGTATCAACTACAACCTATCGTAGAGTCTCTGAAAAGACAGGCTATGTAGGTACTGTTCCTGATGCCAATATTGCAATCTCTGCTTTTGGTAGATTGTGGGCGGCAAATACAACAACAAATAACTCTACTGTTTATTTCTCTGACTTAATTGCTGGTCATGTTTGGTCAACAGGTACATCAGGTTCTTTGAATGTAGATCGTGTATGGGCGAATGGCGCTGACCAGATTACAGGTCTTGCCGCACACAATGGATTTTTGTTTATATTTGGTAAGCGTCAAATCCTTGTTTATCAAAATGCTACTACACCAGCATCAATGTCATTGAGTGACACTGTTGAGGGTATTGGTTGCATTGCAAGAGACAGTATTCAGACTACTAGCACTGATGTGCTGTTCTTATCTAACTCTGGTGTTCGTTCTTTGATGAGAACAATTCAAGAGAAGTCTGCTCCTGAGAGAGACTTGTCTAAGAACATTCGTAATGATTTAACAACTGTAATTGCTGGTGAGACATTAGCAAACATTAAGTCTGTCTATTCTGAGCGTGAAGCATTTTACTTGTTGACTACACCATCCATAGGTAATGTTTATTGTTTTGACACTAAGGCTTATTTGCCTGATGGTGCGGCTAGAGTTACAACATGGGATTCGATTACTCCAACGGCTTTTTTATCTCGCCGTGATGGTAGTTTGTACATTGGCAAGAATGGTTACATTGGTTTATACAACACTTACCAAGACTATCAATCTGCATATCGTATGTTGTATTACACAAACCATGCAGACCTTGGGAATCAGAATCAAACTTCTATTTTGAAGAAGTTGTCTATTGTGGTTATTGGCGGTACAAATCAGGTTGTTACCTTTAAGTGGGGATTTGACTTTAAGACAAATTACTTGTCTTCTGACGATGCTATTCCAACTCAGGGAGAATCTTATTATGGGATTGCTGAGTATGGCGCTAATGCTACTGTAGTTGCACAATATGCTGATGGTGTTGCATTGCAAACTTTAACTGTTTCAGCGTCAGGAAGTGGTAAGGTTGTTCAAACAGGTTATGAAACAGACATAAGCGGCACAGCATTGTCTATTCAGAAGATTGAAATTCAAGCCAAAAATGGCAAAGTAAGTTAAAGGAGTAACTATGTCAGACTACACAAAATCAACGAACTTTGCAACCAAAGATGCTTTATCTTCTGGTAATGCCCTAAAGATTGTCAAAGGCACTGAGATTGATACAGAATTCAATAACATTGCTACTGCTGTTGCGACCAAAGCTGATCTAGCAAGTCCTACCTTTACTGGTACTCCTACATTGCCTACAGGAACTATTGCAACTACGCAGTCTAATGGTAATAGTACAACTGCATTAGCTACAACTGCTTTTGTTCAGGCGGCAATTTCTTTACTTTACCCAGTTGGCTCTATCTATACCAATGCAACTGTTAGCACTAACCCTGCGACTTTGCTTGGTTTTGGCACATGGACTGCATTTGCGGCTGGTCGTGTGATGGTTGGTTTTAACTCAGGCAATGCACTGTTTGACACTGCTGAAGAAACTGGTGGTAGTGCAGATGCAATTGTTGTAAGCCACACTCACACAGCAACAGTTACTGATGCTGGTCACAGTCACACATATTCAAAAGCTGGCAGTCCATCTGTACAGTCTGGAACTAATACGCCATGTTTTACTAATAATGCAAGTGATAACACAAGTACAGCATTTACAGGAATTACTGTTGCCAACAGCACAACTGGTTCTTCAGGAACAAATGCTAACTATCAGCCATACATTACTGTCTATATGTGGAAGCGTACAGCATGATGATTCAAGATTCTCAATTCCGCATTACTCATCATTTTAGTGATGGGTTGTATGCCAAAGAGTCATTCTTCACGGCAGGAATGGCAATCATGAAGCATACGCACAACTTCAGTCATTTGTCTATTTTGGCTCATGGCAAGGTTGCTGTATTGCGTGGTACTGAGATTGATATTGTTTCTGCACCAGCTTGCATTGAGATTGAGGCTGGTGTAACTCATGGTGTAAAAGCCATTACGGATTGTGTTTGGTTTTGTATTCATGCCACAGACGAGAAAGACCCGTCTAAAGTGGATGAGATTTTGATTAAAGGGGATTGATATGCCAATTAGTGCAGTATTAGGATATTTAGGGGCGCAAGAACAAGCGTCTGCTACAGAGGCGGCGGCTAATACATCTGCGGCGGCAATGCGTGAGTCGGCACGACAAGCGGCTGAAGCGGCTAAGTTTCGCCCTGTTGGGATTACTACCCGTTATGGTAGTTCCAACTTTCAGATGTCGCCTGAAGGCTACTTAACTGGTGCTGGATATACAGTTAGTCCTGAACTAAGAGCATATCAAGACAGGTTATCTGCTTTAACTGGTGGAACGCTAAGTCAGGCAGAACAGGCTCAACAACAGTATCAACCATTGTCTACAGCGGCTACAGGTCTGTTTGGCTTGGGTCAGCAGTATCTACAGCAAACTCCTCAACAGGTTGCGGCTCAATATATGCAACAACAGCAGGACTTGCTTGCTCCTAGCCGTGAGCGTCAGATGGCTCAGTTGCAGAACCAGTTGTTCCAACAAGGTCGTAGTGGTTTGTCTGTAGGCGCTACAGGTATGCGCCCTAGTGGTATGGATGGATTGGGTGCTACTACTCCTGAGATGGAAGCGTATTACAACGCAATGGCTCAACAAGATGCTCAGTTGGCGGCACAAGCACAGCAAGCTGGTCAGCAGAATGTTGCGTTTGGTACAGGATTGCTTGGCTCTGGCGCACAATTACTAGGAAACTATCAAGCTGGTCAGGTTGGCGCTTTGAGCCCATTCACAGCTTACTTGGGTACAGGTCAGTCTATTGAACAGATGGGTCAACAACCTTTGACATTGGGTGCTGGTTTAGGTGGTCAAGCGGCGGCTTATGGTGCTAATGCTGGTGCTAGTTTGCTTAGAGGTGGACTGAGTGCGGCATTGACTGAACAGCAAGCCAATCAAATTAGCCCATTAGGTACTTTCCTTACTGGAGCATCTAAAGACCCAAGACTGCAAACTGGATTTGAAAAGTTGTTTAGTGATTACACAATGAATAGAAATATTGCTGATGCAGTCCCACAAAGCACCCCATTTACTCCAATGAGTAGTACGGATTTAGAAGCTTTAATAAGCGGGAATTATGGTCAACGTACAACTCAAGGCTATAACCTTTGGTCTAAATAAGGAATAATCATGGCAACCTCAGACTTTCTCGGTTTATTTACTACTCCTGAACAGTATCAACAGGCTCAACGTCAAGCGCAAGAGGCTCAAGCTATTCAATATGCAAAACTTGACCCTATGTCTCAAGCACAGTATGGGTTCTATCGTGCTGGTCAGCAGATAGGTGGTGCTATTGGTGGTGCTTTGGGTGGTGAAGACCCACAGTTAAAGCTGATTTCAATGCGTCAACAGTTGGCTAGTCAGTTAGACCCATCTGACCCTGCTTCATACATGAAGGTTGCACAGTTTGCGGCTCAATCTGGTGACCAACAATTTGCTACTGCTATTGCTAATGCTGGTCGTGATGCGGCTGTTAAAGTCGCACAAGCTAATAAAGAACGTCAGTTGGCTGTTCCTGTTGACATCCAAAAAGCTCAGATGATTCCTCAGATTCAAGATGCCATTGATCAATATTCTGCATTACCTGTATCTCCAGAAAGAGATAGAGCAATTAAGTTACTTCAAAATCAGCTTAGAGTTTTGGGTGGAGATGCAAATACAAAATTAGCAGTTCCAATCCAAGTTGCTAATCGTATTGGTGAGATAAATAGAACGCTAAGAACACTAAAACCTGAAGACCCAACATATCAAGATTTGATTGCTGAAAGAGATCAACTTCAAAAATCAGAAAAGATACCTGATGCAATACAAATTGCAAGACGAGTTTCTGAACTAGAAACACAGTTGAGTCCTGATGCTGGAGTTGTTTTACCTCCTCAAGTTCGTGCTGGATTAGAGGCAGAACTCAACAATCTTAAAAAACAAGAAAAAGAAAGAAACATTTCTTTCGGCACAGAAGCAGAAAGAAAATCTAAAGCAAGGTATGGAAAGCCTTATGCTGATTTAAGCCCAGCAGAGGCTGGAATAATAGATAAATTAGTAGAGGAATCTGAGCGAGCTAAAGCAAGTGCGTCAAAAACAGAATTTAACATGGGTAGTACACAAGCTGTTGAACCAAAAGATTGGTTGAAATTTAGCGAATTTATCAACAAAGACCCATTGATGAGTAGAACATCGTCAATTCTTTCTGATGCGCCAACTGCAATTCAAACAATTAAAAACTCTACTCAAAACAATTTTTCTTCCGCATCTTTACCTGCCGCAATTGCAAAGTTAACTGGTGAAGGAAAGAATATGTCTAATCAAGACATTGAGCGTTATACCAGAACTGGTGGATTAGACCAAAGAATTGCAGGAGATGTTGTTGGATTTTTTACAGGCAAAAAAACGGATGTTACAAAAGCACAAGCAGAACAATTTGCTGTTGCTTTATATCGTGGCGCATTGCTAGAAAGAAAACAATTTATTCAAGATCAAGCTGAATCGACAGGATATTCCGAATCACCAAATTACAAAAAGACCATTGAGCAACTTGATAAAAAACTAGGTCAATTTAAATTAGTTACTCCTAAAGGCTCGCAAAATTCATCTACTCCTGCTCCAAATCCAAAAGATGAAGCGTTGATAAACAAATATTTGAAAAAACCTTGAGGTAATTATGGCAACCTATGATGAAGTAATTGAAGCATTGCGTAATGCAGATGCGGCAGGAAATGTAGAAGATGCTCGTAAATTAGCAGAGATTGCTAATTCCATGAAAGTCGACATTGAAAAATCACTAGGAACTGCTTTTAGTGGTTCTGATGAAATTCCTCCTCAATTAAGAATGGTTGGAGATGAACCCCCGCAACAAACAATGTTGGATTATGTTCTTAATCGTGCTCAAGTTGGGGCAACAGGAATTCCTGCCGCTTTAAATGCCGCAAGTGCTATTTATGGTTCTACCTTTGACCCTTCAGGCAGTGAATTTGCAGTTCGACTTCCTCCAGAAGGAACAGGACAACAAGCAATGGATCAGGTTCGTATGGGATTGGGGATTAATCCAAATATGCGACCTACATCTGGATTGCAAAAATATGCTGGCGCTTTTACTGAAGGTGTAGTTGACCCATTAAATTTATTTGGTTTAGGCGGTGTAAAAACAGGACTTGGATTATTGCAAAAAGGCATATTTTCTCGTGAAGGAATAAGAACGGGATTGCAATTAGGTTCGGCTGGTACTGCTGGTGTTGGCGGTGAATTTGGTGCTGAAGTTGGCGGTCAAATAGGAGGAGCTACGGGTCAAATAATTGGTGGAATAGGAACGGCTATTCTTTTGGGTGGGGGAACATTAACTGCTGGTCAAAAATTATTTGACAAGGTACAATTTAATCCAAAAGACTTTGATATTGCAGACATGGCTAATGCAGAAGGCATATCAAAAGCCCAAGATTTAGTTAAACAAGCTATTGATGCCGATCCTAACTTACAAGCCAAACTTAAAACTGTGCAAGACAGGGTACTTTTCGTTACTGGTAAACAAGGCACTGCGGCTGTAACAGGTATAGACAACATTACCTTAAAAGGAAAACTAGAACAACTTGCAAAAGATGATTTAGCTTTTGCCACTGAAGTTAAACAACTCTATGCAGATTTAAAAATAGCAGTTAACAAAAAAGCTAATGAACTTTATCCTGCTCCGAGTGCAGAAATACCATCTGCAAAAACAAAAATTGCAGAACAAGAAATTGATTACGATAAGCGCATAGGTTTTATTGACAATCAATTAGAAAAAATCACGGCTAATTTAGACATTACTGGTGGTACAAAGCCAGCAGAAATTGGCACATCTATTCAAAATCTTGTGTTGGCTAAAGAGACAGCCGCACGAAAGGCACTTTCTCCTGAATATGATTCAGTTTTAGGGCAAGCATCTAAGCAAGGCGCATTGTTGCCAGCACAAGATACTCAAGCGTTGCTTAATACTGCTTTTGATTTGTTTAACAAAGACCCTTGGGGTCGAAACTCTGACCTACTAAAACTTGTTAACCAACAATCAAATAAGTTTAAAGCCATGCGTAGAATGACATCGCCTGAAGGCGGTCAAGGATTGTTACCTTCAACTACAGCGCCTGATTTATCAATGGGTATGGACATTACAAGTCTTGACTCATTAAAAAGGCGTGTTGCTCAAGACATAAGGTCAATGCAAGACACAAGCATAAAGGCAAAATTAATTGTCTTACAGCAACGAGTTGATGAAGCATTAGACAAAGTTCAGAACGCTAGTGGAAATATTCAGGTTGACTTGAGAGGTGAAAAAATACCTTTTGGTCAAGCAATAACTAACTTGGATACTGACTACTTTAATAAAGTTGGTGTTCCATTTAATGATGCGGCGGCAATCCAAAAGATTGGTTCTATTGAATACTCAGAAAAAATTGCGCCGTTGATTGCTTCAAGTCCAACAGCTATGACTCAATTTTTGCGTGTTGCTGGACAAGAAGGCATTGGCTTGGCAGAAAAAGCTGTTATGTCAAAAATGTATAACCAAGCATTAAACAAGAATGGCTACGTTGATCCTGCAAAACTTCAATCATTGTTAAGCAAGACAAGCAACAATGGTGGCTATAGTGACGTTATAGATCAACTTCCTGCACTAAAGCAAAGATTAGACAATGCCGCAATTAAAAGTCAATATTTAGCGTCTGAAAAGGTTGCTATAGATGATGCGGCTAAAGAAACAAGAAAAAATTTAGGTGAGAGTTTCTTAGCTAACTATGATGCTGGCGGTGTTCAATCAATTGTTTCAAGGATGACAGATTCAACTGGCATAGGATACAGAAGGAAATTTTTTGTTGATCTAAAAAAACTATCTTCTGATGAGCAAACAAACGTAAAACTTGCCGTTAAAAATGGATTAGTTAACAAGATGCTCTCTACCAATGACCCATTTGACTATTTACAAAAAAACCAAGAGGCATTCACCCAAGTGTTTGGTAAAGAACATTTTGATAATTTGGTTGCATTGTCTGATGTTGCTCGTTTATCCAACAAAATTGACATAGATCAAGTTGTAAAAGGTGTTGCCGCTAAAGAAACATCTGAATTAGAGAAACAAGTTCTTGGAGGAGTTTCTCTACAACGCATCAGTGGTATTGTGGTAAATCAAATTGCAAGCACATTTAACAAGGCTTTCAGAATTACGTCCCTAATTGGTCAGGCAAACATTGATCAAGCAACAAAAGATGCTCATAGAACATTGTTTCTTGATGAAAATGGCGTAAAGAAAATTATTGAAGCATCATCGAAAATCATAAGCAAAAAGGGCAAAGAGGTTAATCTTAAAGATGCCATCAAATCATTAGATCTATCAGATGTTGGACAAGCAATTGGTTTGGCTACATTGAGATCGGGATATCTTGGTGCATCTACAGCAGTAAGTCCTAGCCAAGTGGTAGAGCCTCAAACTGAGCCTTACTATCAATTTGTACCAGAATAAGGACACAAAATTGATCCAATCTCTATTTGTCTTCTTGCGGCTGGCTTGGTCAAAAACATCCAAGCTGGCTGTGACCTCTATAAGCAAGCTAAAGAGTCTTTTGTCGAAATCAGGAATACTGCTAATGAAGTTGTCGCTATTGGCAAAGAAGTCAAAGGATTTTGGGGTTCATTGCTTAAACTATTTGGCGGTAGTCCCAAGCCTGAAGCTACAAAGTCTGTGGCAAAGGCTAAAAGGTCTGACTACGTTGCTGTTGACGAAACTCAAGTCAAAGCTGACATCGTTAAAAACCTGAGTGAGTTTTTCAAGCTACAAGAACAGTTAGAAGCGCATATCAGGGATTCAGAGGAAAAGGCTAGGACTGTAGTTTTTGCTGATGATGTGAACTTGATGGAAGAAGCCCTAAACAGGGTTTTGGCACAGCAGGAAATGGAAAGGTTGGTAGTTCAGATCAGAGAGTGCATGGTTTACCAATCCCCTCCTGAGATGGGTGCTTTGTATTCAGAAGTGTTCAGCATGAGAGACATTATTGCGGCAGAGCAAGAAAAGGCAAGGAAAAAGCGGGATGCAGAATCATGGCTACGAAAGGAAAGGGAGCGACTCCTAGCAGAAAAACAAGCATACCTGTTGGTAGCTTTCCTGTTCCTCCTGTACCTATGGATGGTAATAGGTCTGGTAAGCAAGATTGGGAGAACGTAATGGGTTGGATTGCCGCTTGTGTGCTTGTGGGTATGCTCCTACCTTTATTGGGTATGTTATACGTAGACGTATTACAGACAAAGCATGAAGCCAAACAACAGGTTGAGAAGGTCGAGAAACTGAGAAGGCAAGTTGAACAGCAACAAAAGAAGGGAAACAAGGATGAGTAAGCAACTAGAAAAAGGTTCAGAGTACGACAAGTTCGATACTGACCACGATGGTGTAGTTACAGACGCTGAACTAGCAAAGTCTGAACGCATGATTCAGATTGAAAATCTTGACAAGATGGCTGACCAGCAAAGGGTTATGGCTTGGGCGGCTTTAGGCGCACCCCCTGTTTTGATTGCATTCCTTGCTTCTGCTTGGGTAACGCTAGAAAAAGTCAATGCTTTGGCAGGACTTACCACTACTTATTGTGCGGCTATGGGTACGATTGTTGTTGCTTTCATGGCGGCACAAGCCTATGTTCGTGGGAAGACAAGCGAATGAGCCTGTTTAATCCTTGGGTGCTTCTAGGCATCCTGATGACTGTTTTAGGCGCTTTTGGCAGTGGTTATTACAAGGGTGGCGAGGATGAGAATGCTCGTCAACAGGTTGAAATAGCCTCTTTAAATGCCAAGGCTAGGGACACTGAGCAAGCAATGGCTAAAGTGGCTAATACGTATGGACAAACACTAAGAAAGGCAAATGATGTTGCAAAGGTTAAAGAAGCTAAGTTACGCAATGATGTTGTGTCTGGCAAGCTCAGGCTGTTCATTCCTGTCAAAGCCCCCGACTGCCCCTTACAAGCCGCCCCAGATGCCCCCGTTGCCGTTGGAGATAACAGCGGAGAAGCACGAGCCGAACTTACTGGACAGGCTTCTGAAGACCTTATCGCCATCGCCAGCGAAGGAGATACAGCCATCAGAAAGCTCAACTCCTGCATCGAATCCTACGAAACCTTGAGGAACATGAAATGACCATTTACATTCCTCTGCTATACATTTGCATAGCATTGGAATGTAAGTTTTTTCAGTCAGAGATTTATACCTTGGATAAGCAAAAGTGTGAACAAGAGATTGCTCAACAGAAAATTGAAATTACTAAGCAGGGCAATACAGTTGAGGTAGTTTGTGTAGATATGGAAATTAAACTAGAAGAAAAGAGTAGAAAACCAGATTTATACAACACTGTTTACCAAACTTTAAACAATAAATAGGAATTTACATTAAGATTCATTGAGTTGTCATTGATATCGTTTACTTTCAGGCAACTTCACTGGAGTTATTATGTCAGGAAAACCTGTTTATAGTGATCAAGAGTTTATTGAACTTTGGAAGACGCATGAGTCTGCCAGTGCATTAGCTAAAGCTGTTGGAATGGATTTGCGTAACATTATTAGGCGCAAAAACAACTTAGAAGCTAGGTATGGTACGCAACTAAAATCCAAACATAGTACACAACAAACTGTTAAAGATAATCCAGTCCGTAAAGAATTGGGGATTGAAAATGGCATTGTTTTGGTGTTTAGTGATGCTCACTTCTGGCCTTCAATCCATACAACAGCCTACAAGGGTCTATTGTGGGCAATTAAAGAGTTTCAACCCAAGGCTGTCATTGCTAACGGAGATGTTTTCGATGGAGCAAGCATCAGCAGATTCCCCAGAATTGGATGGGATTCAACGCCAAGTGTTATACAAGAGTTAAAAGCCTGTGAACTGGCAATGGGCGAGATAGAAGAAGCCGCTAAAAAAGCAAGGCACAATGTAAACCTAGTGTGGACACTTGGCAACCATGATGCAAGGTTTGAGAACCGCCTAGCCGCCAATGCTCCTCAATATGAGCAAGTTAAGGGGTTTTCCCTGAAAGACCATTTCCCTGCATGGCATCCTTGCTGGTCTTGCTGGCCTACTGAGGAAGTAGTGGTTAAACATCGCTGGAAGGGCGGTGTACACGCCACACACAACAATACAGTCAATGCTGGCGTAAGCATCGTTACAGGACACCTTCATAGTCTCAAGGTGACCCCGTTTGCAGATTATTCAGGAAACAGGTTTGGCGTGGATACAGGGACTATTGCGGATACTGATGGGGCGCAGTTTGTAAACTATCTTGAAGACTCTCCTACCAACTGGAGGTCAGGGTTTGCTGTACTGACATTTCATAATGGGAAATTGCTT